CTTATCAAGAAGCCGCCGCACCTGCCGCCGCTCCTGTTGCCGCACCGACTGATACAGGCAATATGACAACTATTGATACTGAAGGTCAGAAGCGAAAACGTAAAGCTGTTGGTAAGAAAAAACTAATGATTAATTCAAATGCGGGTTCTGGAACTGGTGTCAATGTTTAAAGGCGGTGATGTCTGATAGATAATAAAAAACTATCAGTCGACCTTAGTGATCCTCAAAGGGAAACGGCAAAGAAACTCTATGAACGCTTAAAGTCTGTACGTGACGCTTATACGAAGCGGGCTGAAGACTGTGCGGCTATGACGATACCTGCACTTTTCCCAAAAGAGAGTGACACAGACTCTACAAGTTACCAAACACCTAATCAGAGTGTTGGTGCTCGTGGTGTCAATAATTTGTCGAGTAAATTACTCTTAGCGTTGTTTCCACCTAATAGCCCTTTCTTTAGATTGTCTATCAGTGACAAGATACAGGCAGAGCTTGTAGATAGGGAAGAACTACGACAGGAAGTTGAACAGGCACTTCTACGAATTGAGCAGTGCGTTATTCGTTATATCGAAACAAGACAAATCCGTGTGACAGTAAAAGAAGCTCTAAATCAGCTCATTATTGCAGGTAACTGCCTTTTGTTTTTACCTCCTGCTGAAGGTGGAGCGAAACTTTATCGACTGTCAAACTACTGTGTCCAAAGGGATGCTTTAGGAAATGTCATTCAGATAGTTACTATTGATACTCTTGCCTATGCGACACTACCTGACAACGTAAAGACCCTTGTAGCATCTGATGGGCGACAACATGAAATGGACGAAAAAATAACTGTTTACACTCATGTTTACCTAGAAGGTGACCAATACCGGAGTTATCAGGAAGTAGACGAACAAGTCATTGACGGTTCCGAACAATTTTTCCCAAAAGAAAAGACTCCGTGGATTGCCCTTCGTATGGTCAAAGTCGATGGAGAATCGTATGGTCGTAGTTTTGTCGAAGAATATTTAGGAGACTTACAGAACCTTGATGCCCAATCAGAAGCAATAAGAAATTATTCAGCTATCACAAGTCACATTATTTACCTCGTGAACCCTATGGGTGTCACTCAGGTGCGTAGGGTGGCTAAAGCTAAATCCGGTGAATTTGTACCGGGCAGAAGTGAAGACATCGAAGCCTTGCAGACAAATAAACTCAATGATATGTCTGTAACTAAATCATATATTGATGGACTTGAACAACGTCTAAACTTTATCTTTCTATTAAATAGTGCTGTTCAAAGGAACGCAGAGCGTGTCACAGCGGAAGAAATCCGTTATGTAGCTGGGGAACTTGAAGACACACTCGGGGGAACTTACAGCATCCTCTCACAGGAGCTACAACTGCCATTGGTAAGACGCTTAATGGTTCAATTAGAAAGTGCGGGTGAAATTCCGACCTTACCAAAAGAAGCAGTTGAACCGGCAATCACAACAGGTTTAGAAGCCTTAGGGCGTGGGCATGATCTAAATAAACTGATAATGCTTAAAGACATTATTGCATCTATCCCTGAAGCCGCTCAAATGATGAAAATGGACAAACTTGTCTTAATGCTGGCTACGTCTCTCGGTATTGACACTACGGGTCTCATAAAGACTCCTGAAGAACTCCAAGAGGAACAACAGCAACAAATGGCTATGCAACTTGCAAGCCAAGCAACGCCGAACCTCACCAAAGGTATGGTAGATGCGGCGACCCAATCACAATAATAAAGGAGGAATTAAATGTCTACAGTAGAAGTAACCCTGCCTGAAAACACTACTACCGAGGAAACTGAGGTCAAGGACACAGAAATATCGGAGGAACAGGAGGCTGTAGTCGAGTCACCCGAAGGTGCCCCTGAAGGTGACGCAAAGGAAACAGAAGATACCCCTGAAATCAGCGAAGAAAAGGCACTCGAAACAGAAATCAAAGACCAAACAAAGGCTATTGAAGATGCAACAACTTTGCTGTCTGATAAGGGGATTAACTATGAAGCATTGACCGCCGAGTATGATACTAACGGCTCTATCTCTGCTGAAAGTTATGCCGCCTTAGAAAAAGCTGGTTTCCCTGCGTCTGTTGTAAATGCTTACATTGCAGGTGTAGAAGCGACTCAAAATAAGATTGTCGATGCTGTTTACCGTTATGCAGGTGGTCAGGCAGAATACGAAAAGGTAACTGCTTATATCCAAGCAAAAGGCAAAGAAGATGTCGATAGTTTTAATGCTCTTATTGACAGTGGTAATGTCAGCGCAATCAAAATGGTTATTGCGGGGGCTAAGGCTGAAATGACAATGAACCGTGGCACCTCTAAAGCGACTGTTTTAGGTGGCGGGATTGGTGCTCCTAGCGGTGGCTATGCAAATGAGATTGAAATGGCAGAAGCAATGGCAGACCCACGTTATAGTACCGATGAAGTATATCGTAAACAAGTAGCCACTAAACTATCTAAATCTGCTTTTATCAGCTTTAACAACTAAATATTATGAAATGAAGACACCTATAATGGGTGTCTTTCTTTATTTATCAAACATTTAAAATTTGAAAGGATGATTTATTAACTTGGCACAAACACTCGTAATTTCTTCTCCGGGTCTTGATTCTAACAACGCTGACGCTGGTCGTCTCAAAATGTTCTTGACCCAATTCGGCGGTGAGGTAATGACCGCCTATCGTCGTTTCTCTGTGACTCTTGGTCGCCATATGGAACGTACTATTCCCAACGGCAAAGCGGCAGACTTCCCGGTACTTGGTCGTAAAATTGCAAACTACCTGACTCCGGGTAAATCTTTGGATGATCTGCGTAAGGCTGAACAGCAAACACAGGTATCCATTAAGATTGATGGTCTGTTGACTGCCGATACTTTGATTACCGACATTGACGAAGCTATGAACCATTATGATGTCCGCTCTGAGTATTCTTATCAGATTGGCGAAGCACTCGCTATGGCACGTGATGGCGGCTTGTTGGCTGAAATCGCTAAGGGTGTCGTAGCAGACAAAGAGTTGCTTCCTGGATTGGGTAAAGGTAAAATCCTGAAACGTACTGTAGAGAACGGTTTGACCACTGAGTCTGAAGCTTTGGGTAAAGCTATTGTCTCTATGTTGCTTGAAGCTAAAACGGCAATGTCCAACAACTATGTCCCGAATGAAGGTCGAGTATGCTATATGTTGCCTGTATGTGTCAATGCACTGGTAGCTTCTAAAGATGCTATCAATCGTGACTTCGGCGCAGTAGCATCCATTGTTGACGCAAAGGTTACCCGTATTGCTGGTATCGACATTGTTGAATGTCCCCATCTGACTATTGGTGGTGTAACCTCTACTGACAACGGTACACCTGAAGGTCTCATTCAAGGTACTGGTCACATCTTCCCGGCAGAGTACAAAGACAAAGCCGCTTTCTTGGTAGCTCATAGAACTACTGTAGGTACTTTGGTATTGAAGTCCTTTAACTTGGAACACGGTCGTCGTATCGAATACCAAGCTGACCATATCGTAGGTAAATATGCTATGGGTCACGGTTGTCTTCGTCCTGAAGCCGCCTTTATGGGTGTCATCGAGACAGCTCCCGGTGCTTAATCAACTCTAAACTATAGGGAGACCTTCGGGTTTCCCTATTTTTTATTATTATGAAAGAAAGGTGAACGATAACTTTGGAAATAACAGCTATCACAGAATTAGACGCAGTAAATGAAATGCTTAGCGTTATTGGTGAGTCGCCTGTAAATACCTTAGAGAACTTACAAAATATTGACGCTATAAATGCCCTGCGTATTCTCAGAGCAATTAATCGTCAGGAACAAGCTAGAGGTTGGTCATTCAATATTATTAGTGAACACACATTGAACCCTGACACTTATACAAAACGCATCAAATGGGCTGATAACTACCTCTACCTAAAAGGTAATAACGGAGAGAAACTTATTAAAAACGGTGAGTATATCAAAGACCTGTCAACAGGTGATACGACATTTAATAGTCCTATTTCAGCGGAAGTTATCCTATTGGTGCCCTTTGAGGAAATGCCGGAACCGATGCGGTCTTACATTATAGCTAAAGCTTCATTTAGCTTTCAGACCCGTGCTATGGGTTCCAGCGATCTAACAAATATTACGCAGTCCACAGTACAAGAAGCATGGATGCGTCTTCAAGAGTACGAGTTAGACAATAATACTTATAATATGCTTGACAACACGTCTGTAAGCGAATTGAGGAAAAGATAGATGACTCTGATTAATCAAGATATAAAAAACCTTGTCTCAGGCATCAGTCAGCAACCGCCACTTTTGAGACACCCGGAGCAACTCGAGGAACAGCTCAATGGTTTTTCGAGTGAAGCCGCAGGTCTTCAGAAACGCCCTCCGACATTAAATGTTGCAAAGCTCATAAG